CAGTCGTGTACAACCACTTGATTTGAGTCCATATGTAAGACCAAACGAAGCACACAAAGCATTTAAATCCTGGTTAGAGCAACAGTAACAGTTGACATAATAGCAATAGAGTTGTATAATTACACTATTATAAGGAGATGTCAATGAGCTCAGATAGAGTCTTTAATAGCGAAGAAAAAGCAAAACTTACAACACTTATTAACGAAGGTCTTACAGTGTTACAAGAGGTAGATGACCTCACAGAGGGCCTAAACGACACAGTAAAAGCAATCGCAGAAGAAATGCAAATTAAACCAGCAGTTCTTAAGAAAGCTGTTAAGACAGCATACAAGTCAGACTTTGCAAAACACAGTGAAGATTTGGCATCTCTAGAAAATATCCTAGCAACTGTTGGCAAACTTCAGTGAATCAAAACAAGCCATATCAATGGCTAGCATGGATAGGCACTGCCACAATTTTATGTGGATCAGTTCTTGCGGCCTTTAACGTTTATCCTGTATACTTATATGTGTTCCTTGTAGCAAACGCTATATGGGCCCTAGTAGGATGGCTATGGCGTGAGTATAGTCTAGTGGTACTCAATACAGGAATAACAGTAGTTTATCTTGCAGGGTTGTTTTTTAAATAATTGTATAGGATTGTAAATGTACGTAGACGCTTATTTTGATAGAGATCATGACAGGATAAATGTTGTAGAACGTGTAGATGGCAGGCGAGAGTATCGTGAGTTTCCTGTTAACTACATATTTTACTATAACGATCCACGTGGTAAACATCAGACTATCTATGGTAATAGAGTAAGCAGATTTAGTACACGTAATGGCAAAGAGTATCAAAAGGAACTTAAAATACACGGCAAACACGGACTCTGGGAGAGTGATATTAACCCAGTGTTCCGTTGTTTAGCTGATAACTATTTAGGAGCTGATGCTCCTAAACTGCAAACCGCATTCTTTGATATTGAGGTTGACTTTGATCCTGACCGCGGTTACAGTTCTCCTGATGATCCTTTTAACGCAATTACAGCAATCACAGTATACATGGACTGGCTAGGACAACTGGTTACGCTGGCTATTCCTCCCAAGAGCATGAGCATGGAAACTGCACAGGAAACTGTAGCAGAGTTTGATAACATGTTCTTGTTTGACAGGGAAGATAGACTGCTAGAGGCATTCCTGGATCTAATAGACGATGCAGACATACTAAGTGGTTGGAACAGTGAAGGTTATGATATTCCCTACACAGTAAATCGTATAACTAGGGTATTGAGCAAAGACGATACTAGACGTTTTTGTTTGTGGGGACAGTTGCCCAAGCAACGCACATTTGAGCGTTTTGGTAAAGAAGACCAAACATACGATATTATTGGCAGACAGCATTTAGACTACATGCAGTTGTATCGTAAGTACACATATCATGAAATGCATAGTTACAGTTTGGATGCCATTGGCGAGTATGAACTTAACGAGCGCAAGGTTGCATATGAAGGCACACTGGACCAACTGTACAACCAGGACTTTTACACATTTATTGACTACAACAGACAGGACACCATGCTCCTGTACAAACTGGATCAAAAGTTAAAGTTTATTGATCTGGCAAACGAACTTGCTCATGCAAACACAGTGCTGCTGCCTACTACAATGGGCGCTGTTGCTGTTACAGAACAAGCAATTATTAACCACGCACACGAGCAAGGGCTTGTTGTACCCAACAAGAAAAAGCCAGACGAAGATCATAACAAAGCAGCAGGTGCTTATGTTGCAAAACCTAAAGTAGGACTACATGACTGGATAGGCAGTATTGACTTGAACAGCCTGTATCCTAGTGTTATTAGAGCACTAAACATGGCACCCGAAACTATCGTAGGACAGTTGCGTCCTACTATTACCAATCAAGCAATACAAACAATACTAGCACAAAAGAAGACATTTAGTGACGCCTGGGACGGCGAGTTTGGTAGTAAAGAATACCAGGCAGTTATGAACATGGAAGTGGGCACTGAAATTACTATTGACTGGGAAAGTGGTGATAATGACACACTTAGCGCAGCAGATGTTTGGAGGCTGGTATTTGATAGCAATAATCCCTGGATACTGAGTGCAAATGGCACTATCCTAACCTATGAGAAAAAAGGCATTGTTCCCGGACTGCTTGAACGCTGGTATGCAGAACGCAAGGAACTACAAGCTAAAATGCGTGAAGCAGAGGGTGAGGAACGTGCGTTCTGGGACAAGCGACAGCTAGTTAAGAAGATTAACTTGAACAGTTTGTATGGTGCTATCCTTAATCCATACTGCCGCTTTTTTGACCATCGTATTGGACAAAGCACTACACTTACAGGTAGATGTATTGCCAAACACATGAGTGCACAGGTAAACAAACTACTAACTGACAAGTATGACCATTTAGGCGACTGTGTTATCTATGGCGACACAGACAGTGTATACTTTAGTGCGTGGCCAGTTATTAAAGAGCAAGTAGAAGCTGGCAAGATGAAATGGGGCAAGGATGAGTGTATAGAACTATATGATCAACTAGGTGAAGCAGTAAACGAAACATTTGCTGGATTTATGGAGAAAGCATTCCATTGCCCAAGAAGTTATGGTGAGATCGTCGCAGCAGCAAGAGAAATTGTAGCGCTCAAAGGTTTGTTTATTACAAAGAAACGTTATGCCGCACTTGTTATTGATACTGAAGGTTTTAGAAGTGATACAGATGGAAAGCCTGGCAAGGTAAAAGCAATGGGCTTGGACTTAAAGCGTAGTGACACGCCCAAATACATGCAGGACTTCCTGAGCGAACTATTACTTGATGTGCTTGTTGGCAAGGACAGTGAACATGTTGTAGAGCGTATCAAGGACTTTAAGTATGAATTCAAGGACAAGCCAGGCTGGGAAAAAGGTACACCCAAGCGTGTTAACAACCTAACCATGTATACTAACCGCGAACGTGCTGAAGGCAAAGCTAATATGCCCGGACATGTTAGAGCAGCAATGAACTGGAACTATTTACGCACACTAAACAATGACAATTATAGTCAACAGATTGTGGACGGTATGAAGACCATTGTGTGTAAACTTAAAGATAATCCATTGGGCTACACAAGCGTAGGTTATCCAACGGACGAAACTACACTTCCTAAATGGTTCAAGGAATTGCCCTTTGACGACGGTGCAATGGAAGACGCTATCGTGGACCAAAAGATTGATAACCTTCTTAGTGAACTAAACTGGAATCTAAAGGAAAAAACACAAACTAAAAATACTTTTGACAGTTTATTCTCATTTGAGTAATATGCGTATATAAATATATGCATGAGCCGGCTTCTTAAAAATCATAGTTTACTAGATTTATACAAAAGAAACATGGAAAAGTTGCCAGTTGATATTACTGAACAACTTGATGTAATAGAGCAAACTATACAATCTCAAATTCCTAGATGGAAGAACAAGCAACTTCATACTAATATACTAGAAAGAGTACAAGAATTAGCGGCTGCTCAGGATAATTTAAATTCAGCAATATCTGATTTGGAAAACCAAATCCAAGATCTATTACTTGTAAAAGAAAAAAGTATAATACAGCGAGACTATACAAGAGTAGAAAAACAAGTTGTTGAGGATGAAGACTTTCTTATAAGAAACAGTTGGCTAACAGAAGAAATTAAAGACAAATTAGTAGGTTTTATCCATAACCATAATGCTATCTGGCAGCATGGTAGTTTGGAGATCAATCCAGGAGATGGATATTTTAGTGACTTAATGAATGCAGCAGACCCTCAGTATTGTATAGTAGCTAATAAACAAGTAGAACAAGCAATAAAAGGCAAATTTAATGAGTTTTATAGCAACAGAAGACTAAGATGCTATACAAACGTAGCACAAATACCAGATAATGGTATAGGTTTTGCTACATGTATTAACTTATATGAATATCTGCCTGTAGACAATATTAAGTATATTAGCTCACACACTTTTGATAAATTGAAGCCGGGCGGTAAATTTTTGATAACATATAACGACTGTGAGCAACGTTATAGTTTAGAAATGCTGGATCATGAAGCAAGATGTTTAGCTACAAAAACTTTAATAGAAGGGTTACACTATGGCATGGGCTACGATATTCTCGATAGTGGATCCACAAACGATGGTGTTTGGAGTTATATGTTATTGCAAAAGCCTGGAACACTTACTAGCCAAAAGATGGCAGCACCTATTATTGAATTTGTTGAATCTAAAGGTTGACACTACCCCTTTAACCAAGTATAATGATCATATCATAAGGCAAAGGATTTATCTATGAAAGATTATCTATTAGATATTGTTAAGCACACACATAGTTTGGGCATTATTGATTTAGTGAAGATTACTGGCGATGATTCAAAGACTTCCATTGAAGGACTGGCAGAAGATCGCAGTGTAATTTTGCAAGGCGAATTCCACAGCCCGGTAGCTGATTTTATAGGCACGTTTGGCATGCCTAACCTAGACAAACTAGGAATTATATTACGTATTCCTGAATATGCAGAAGATGCAAAGATCACTATTAACACTCAAGAACGCAATGGAGAAGTAGTACCAGTCGGTGTACATTTTGAAAACAAGGCTGGTGACTTCCAGAATACATACAGGTTTATGAGTGGCGACATTGTAAAAGATAAGCTCAAAAGCGTAACAATGAGACCAGTAAATTGGGGGGTGGACTTCAAACCTAGTATTGCAGGCATTCAACGCCTTAAGATGATGATCCAGGCTAACAGTGAACAGAGTACATTTACTGCAAGAACAACTGGCAAGGATCTATCCTTTTCATTTGGTGATGCTACTTCCCATGCTGGAGAGTTTGTATTCCAGCCCGATGTTGGCGGAAGCCTTGGCAAAGTCTGGAGCTGGCCAGTAGATAGCATTAGCAAGATCTTAAGCCTTAGCGGTGATATTACCTACAAAATTAGTGATGAAAGTGTTAGCCAGATCACAGTAGATAGTGGTCTTGGCATTTACAACTATCTCCTTCCTGCTAAGACTAGTTAAATGCGTTTCACAGTAAAGCTGCAACCTATTCTCGTTAATACTAACATGGATTGTATCTGGATTAACATACCCAAAAATGCAAGCAGTTTTATGCAAACAATGTTTGAGCAAAACGGCTGGAAAGAACCTGATCCTAGAATTGTTATTAGTTTGTTAGAAAGTGACATTCGAAAATTTGCTATCCTACGCAATCCCCTTAAAAGATGGATTAGTGGCTTTGCTGAATGTTTTATGGATATGCCGGAAATGCTAGAACTTTTGGATAATTCTACGTTCATTGAAGTTATAA